CTAGGCAAGATAGATTAGGTTATATTCACAATCTAATTGCAGATTTCTTTAAAATGTACAAACCTGATTGTACTTTTAGTCAGGTAAAAGGAATCTTGTTTGCAAAGAAGTGTTCTGGGGATGTGGATAGAGCAGTTTACTGCGCGGACCAGTCAAAGGCAACAGATACGATGTTAATATCTGCACAAAAGTTGGTACTGACAATTTTATTTAAGTCAGTATTTAGGGATGACCCAGCGAAGTGTATTGCATTAGCTGAGGCATGGGCAGATATGGTTTCTGGTGAGGAAAACACATTTTACTTCTCAAATGGTACTACTGAAAAGTACAAAATGGAGGTAGGTCAGCCGCAAGGATATTTATCGTCTTTCAGCTCGTTTGCATTACTGAATCACTTTATTATGCTATTCAGTCTTTATAAGTACTGCAAGGCACGTGGTTATACGGAAGCAGACGCAAGAGAATTATACCGACTTGTTGGTGACGATAGTATCGTATGGTTAATGGACAACGATGAAGATGGCCTATTCTTGGAAATATATATCATCTGTAACAGAATGGTAAATGTTGAAGTAAATAAATTGAAGGGTTATTCAAACTACGGAGAACGTACGAGCACAACTGCTGAGTTTGCGAAGGTATTAAGTATCAATGGGGAGTTCTTTACTCCGACACCGTTCAATATAGCAAGTAGTAGTGCGAATACGACTGCTGAAAATTACCTGAAGTACCTTTGTTGGGTACAGGAGAAGACAGGATACCAATTCACTGTGGAAAAGGTGGTTGATTTAGTTAGCTCGAAATTTAAGCTAACAAGTAAGCAGTTGAAAGGTCTGGGACTTGTCCTAACAACGAATATAGCAAATAATGATTTTTACAATATTTGTGTTCATGATCAAAGTATCCCAAGAAATGAGGATATTGAGAACAGATTAATATGGTTTAACTTTATAAACCTACTAAATAAATCATTATTCAAGTACGGATTCTCATACTCGGAAAATGAACAGATCCTTGGCGTAGCTGGAGACGGCTTAGCAAAGGAGAGGATGTTTAAAGAAATAAAATTCTTTAAATGGTTAGAAGAGGAATTCGATCTAAATCAAATCCCTGAAGATTCTAAGTTATATATGCAATATAGCTTAGACTTTGTCAAGAAAGAGATTTTCCCAATCATGAAGGAGAATACAACAGAAGATTTGATGTCAATTGTTGAAGAGAGCGAAATTCTATCAGATTTACTGTTAGAAGCATTAGAACAAGATCTCATCAAAATTAATGAAAACTTGGATACTATAACCCAGCTGATTTCAGATGGGCCAGAAGCACTGGATAGTACTGCAATAGATACTATCAATAAAGTAACTCCATTATTAAATCAAAGATCATGGAGTATGTTCAAGTACGAGGTAGATTCTAAATA